ATTGCAAATAGTGTAACAGTTCCTTACACCATTAGTGGTGTAACGTCTGCACAAATTAATGGTGGTTCATTGACTGGTAATTTTACAATAACCAGTAATACCGGCACACTAACAATAAACACCAATCCAAATATTGTTTCGGCCAATTTGGTTATTTCTGCAAATGGATATACAACAAATACCTTAATATCATACGCTGTATCAATAATTACAGAAACTATATTGATTGGGACTACATCAAATACGGCCAACTATACTAATCCAATTGCAGGACAAATGAATGTGATTCAAAGTCTTGTTACTTCAAACATAGTTTCTGATGCAAATATATACACAGTTTCTGGCCAGATGAATATCAATCAAAGTGTAGTCACCTCAAATATAGTTTCTGATGCAAATCTGTTATTGGTAGCTACCAATGGTATGCAAAACGCCGCAAGCAAATCATATACGACAATGACAAACAGTTTTAATGGCAGAATAGACTCTGATATTATCAAAGTCTTCGGAGAAATCGCACAAAGAGAATATTGGATGTAATTTGGGTGGAAACCTGAAGCATAAATATCCTTATAGGGGGATATAATGGCAAAAACTATCACAACAAGAACGGCATTCAAAGATTATTGCCTGCGTAGACTAGGGTTTCCAGTAATCGAAATCAACGTTGATGACGACCAGGTAGAAGACCGTATTGATGATGCACTTCAATATTGGCAAGACTATCATTTTGATGGTCTGCAAAAAGTCTATTACATAAAAAAAATAGACCAAACAGATATCAACAATAGATACTTGAACATTTCTCAGGCCAAAGATTCATCAAACAACGTACTACAAATTGCTGGTATCACCAGAATATTTCCCGTTTCTGATTCACAATCACAGGTCAATATGTTTGACTTGAGATACCAACTACGTCTGAATGAGTTGTATGACTTCACCTCTGCATCCTACATCAACTACACCATGACACTACAACATCTGCGTATGTTGGAACAACTGTTCTCTGGTGAAGTTCCTATTAGGTTCCAAAGACACATGCAAAGACTATACATTGACTGGGGTTGGGGCCACGGAGAAGCACCAGTTGGTACAACTGTTATTGCCGAATGTTATGCAGTGATTGATCCTGATGTGTACACACAGGCATGGAATGACCGTTGGTTAAAAGAATATGCAACAGCACTTATCAAACGTTCTTGGGGTAACAACCTTAAAAAGTTCGAAGGCATTCAATTGCCAGGTGGCGTCAAGTTAAATGGTGACAAAATCTATAGTGAAGCCAAAGAAGAAATTGATGCACTACACGCAGAAATTGGCGACAAGTACGGTGCACCACTAGAAATGTTCATGAACTAATATGGCAACCTCGGTTTATTTCAATAACTATAACTCTCTTGCTGAGCAAAGGGTAGTTGAAGACTTGATTGTTGAGTCAATCAAGATTATGGGTTTTGATGCCTACTATTTACCTATTGAAAATGAAACCGATAGAGACATTTTATACGGTGAAGATCCAATTAAAAGATTCAGTGCGGCCTTTCCAATTGAATTCTACCTGTCAAGTTCTATGGAATATGGTGGTGAAAAAGAATTCTTTTCTAAATTTGGCCTTGAAATTAAGAACACTGTCAACATCATATTATCAAAACGTTCTTTCTCTCAACGTGTACCGCAAGATATATTCACAAGACCAAGAGAAGGTGATTTGATTTATGTACCGTTCTTAAATGGTACTGGTGAGTTGTTTGAAATTAAATTTACAAACCAAACAAAAGACTTCTTCATGTTGGGACGTAAGATACCATTCTTCTATGAATTGGAACTAGAGAAATTCAAGTACTCACAAGAAGTTATCGACACTGGTGTGGAAGACATTGATGATGTAATGATTCAATCAAGTTACACACTAGACTTGACTACTGGTACTGGTACTGGAACATATGAAGCTAGAGAAGTTGTATTTCAGTCTACAGATAATACACAAGCAAATGCATGGGTTGTGGCTTTAGTACAAGAATGGATCAAACCAGATGACTCACTAAAGGTCACAAATATTGCAGGCGAATTCCGTGACAACGTTGCAATCATTGGTGCAACAAGTAATGCAAGATACTATTTGGCATCTTATGATCCATTAAAAGATAGTACAAAAAATGAAAGTTATGACAATTCTTACTTCTTTGATACTGCCAATAATATTATTGACTTCACCGAAACCAATCCGTTTGGAAAAATTTAATGTCAACATATAATCGTGTCATAAGAAAACTGGTTGTAGGATTTGGTAATCTATTTGATAGCATTACTTTGTATAGATTTAAACCAGACAATACCGAATCAGAAAGATTTATTGTTCCTATTGCGTATGCAAGTAAAGAACGTTATGTCATGCGCCTTGAGGAAGATTTAAACCTAGATAAAAAAGTTCAATTGACTTTACCACGTATGTCATTTGAGATGGCCGGATTATCATACGATTCAAGTAGAAAACAAAACACAAACATTAAAAACTTTTCGGGAACTCCACCCACAGGAATACTTTCGCAATACAATCCAGTACCATACAATTTTGATTTTAATCTTTACATCTATGTACGTAACATAGAAGATGGTACACAAATCATTGAACACATTTTACCATTCTTCACACCAGATTATACGATTAAATTAAACCTTATTCCTGAGATGGGAATTATCAAAGAAGTTCCTGTTATTTTAAACTCCACACAACATGAAATTACTTATGAGGGTGGTAGAGATAATGAAACTAGAATGATTGTTTGGACATTAAACTTTACAGTCAAAGGTTTTATATTCGGTAAGGTTACAGAGACTAGTGTTATCAATCGTGCCTTTGTTTCTGTATACAACCTAGTGTCACAAGAAGAAGTAATTGAATTTTACATGAACTTAGATTCCGGTTACGGAACATATAAAGTGGGTGAAAAAGTATATCAAGGTTACACCTCAGATGATGCAACAGCAACAGGCATGGTTGTTCAATTTACAGATAATGTATTGAGACTAAAAGAACTAACAGGAAACTTCGTGTCAGACAAACCTATATACGGAATTAACACATTGGCAAATTATAACTTTACATCATACAACTTGAACCCATTGAAATTCGTTGAAGTCGATTCGATTGGTAGAGTTAGTACAGATATTGACTATATGTCAGTTGATAAAGAAGACGCTAAGGCTGATAACACATTGGCTGAAGTTACTACAATCAATAAAGCTGCAAATCAGTAAACAAAACGAGAGAAATAAATGGCTAAACAAACTATCAATATTGGTATTAGAGCAAATGATGGCAAAGGCGATTCATTAAGAACGGCTTTTACTAAAACAAATAACAACTTTACTGAGTTGTATACTACAGTTGCTTTGCGTTCCAATACATCAAATACGTATTATGAAACCAACCAAGAGTTGGCACAAAATGCTTTCAACAAAGCAAACACTGCTTCGTTGGGTGATATTTTATTTGATAAAACCACAATGTATAGTAATACAAAGGTTGAAATTGCTACAGACCCAAATGAACGTAGAGCTTGGGGTATGTTGTTTGGCCAAATAGATACACAAGCCAACAATGCATATGGCCACAGTGTTGCATTTGATTCTGCAAATAATATTGTAGTATCAATGACAACACAGAATGAAGTTACTGGTTTACCACAGGCAACAGTTATTAAATTTGATCCATATGGTTCAATATATTGGAGAAAATCTGTTCCTGCGGCCAACGTGAGTGGAACACTAGTAGCAAGTTATGGTGACTCTGTAACAGTTGACGGAAATAACAACATATACCTATTGACAAACATTCCTTCCGACAGGTCAACCCGTGTTACAAAATTCAATTATCTTGGACAAAATGTTTGGAACACTTTAGTTACGGATTCAATTGGTTCTAAAGATATATGTGTTGATGATGAAGATTTTCCTTATTATACTGGTGAACACAACTTAATTACAGGCCTCGATATTACAGGCGAATTGTATTTTACATTTTACAATGCAGGCACTGCGGCAAACGCATCAGTTATTATTGCTTTACCTAATCGTGGTGGTTTGTTAGTTGGCTCAGCAAACGGCCAAGTCCATAAGTTTGATACAGAAGGTGTTTACATTAGAACAAGTAATGTTAACAAATATGGAAACACAATCATTGGGCTAAGTTACGATTCTTCAAACAATTGGTATGCTGCAACGAATACAAACATCTATATGTTTAGAGCAAACAACCAATTGGTTTGGGAAAAAGAAATAACTGGTGTAACATCACCAAAAATTAATTGGATTAAGTATAGTAATAATTATCTATATGTAAACGGAACAACCACAGACCCTAACAGTAAAACTGGATTCATTAATTACAAGGTGCTTGCATCTAATGGTTATCTTGCTTGGGCAAATTCACTTCAGGTTCCAGGTGCAGGTCAAAGTATTAGACTTGGTCATAGACAGATGGATGTGAAAGGTGATTTTCTTGTTGGTACTGGATATGCGTATCCAAATGGCAGTACAAAAGCAATTGCAATTACCTATGAATTACCAATAGACGGAACTTTACCTGGTCTGTATGCATATTCAAGTTCAACCAAATGGGGCGACTTTACATATGTGAAAGTACCATCTGCAGCAACCACAACAAGTACAACAGTTGGTAGTGGAAACACAACAGTAACGCTTGCTATCAATACAACATATTCATATACAATGAATGCTGTTACTTATCAAAATCCTAGTCCAGAAAATGAACAAACAGTTGATTATTTTAATGAACAATGGGAATTTACAAGCAACGGAACAATTGTTATACCTTCTTCAGGTTCAAGCAATGTAGCTTTGGATCTAAGTGGAAAATCTTTTGCGAATGTTGCAAGTATTCAATTCGCAAACAATACAATTCAAGTTGGTGCTTCTGTACCTTTGGCTAATCTAAAGGTACTGGTTGCAGCATCATCTGACTTCAATGACTTTAAGAGTAGAATCGCAGCATTATAAACTAAGTTAAAAATATGAATACATTTGACAAAAACATGGAAAAATTATTTGATGTAACACCGGTAGAACAAGAAGTAAAACCTCTGTTACCGGTAGTTACTAAGACTGAAGAAGGTCCAGATTTAAAAACAGATTTACAAGATGCCTATGAACAAACAAAGGACAATCTACAAGAGTTGATTGATAATGGCAAAGATGCAATGGAAGAACTACGAAACATTGCATCTGCGGGACAACATCCACGGGCATTTGAGGTCTATGCAACACTACTAAAGAATGTTGTTGATGCGAACAAAGAACTTCTGGCGGTACAAAAACAAATGCGTACAATGGATGGTAAACAAAAAGAAGGTGATACCAAAATTGATAAAGCCATTTTCGTTGGTTCAACCGCTGAATTAAATAAACTTTTAAAAAGTAAAGAATGATTGATAATGTCGATTTAAAATTTGGTGAAGCATACCGAGATAATCCATTACTTAAAAAGGCCGGTGTTAAGGTAGAGTATACACAGGAACAAGTTGATGAATATATAAAATGTGCTAAAGACCCTGTTTATTTTTCAAAAAATTATATCAAGATTGTTAACGTTGATGAAGGTCTAATCAACTTTAAGATGTGGCCATTCCAAGAAAAGATGTTAAAACTTTTCAAAGACAACCGGTTCGTTATCACTAAATGTCCTCGACAGGTTGGTAAAACTACAACCACGGTAGCGTATATGTTATGGGCAACCATATTTACCGACCAACAAAACTGTGCAGTTCTAG